CTTTGATGAGGATACAGATGAGGAGTACTATGTTAAATTTACTGCCGAAGAAATAGAGAAGATTCATGCTAAGTTCATGAAAGACATGTTGAATAAGGACCTATTCAACTTGGAACATGATACTGAAAAGACTGTACCTGCCTATGTACTTGAGGCATGGATAGTAGACACTCCAAAAGAGGACAAAGCTTACTCATCATTTGGTATTGAAGTACCGGAGGGTACACTTATGGTTACTGCCCAGGTAACTGATAAAGAGTACTATGCTGAACTTGTAGCTCAAGAGCAAATAGGCTTCAGTATAGAAGGGTACTTAGGCATGAAACTAAAAGAGCAAAACAAATCCCAAATAAATACACAAATGAATGAGTTAATGTTGCCGGATGGCGAACACATCATCAACGAAAAAATCTACATCGTAAAAGATGGTAAAGTAGTTGAAGTAAAAGATGTTGAAAAAGTAGAGGCTTCTGAGGAAGTAGCCCTAGAGGAAACTGTTATCGAAGAGGAAGTAACAGAAATCCCTGCAGAAGAGGAAACAATGGCGGTAGATCCTGTGCTTGACGCAGAAGCTATCCTTGCTATTGTTAAGCCTGCAATGGATGAGCAAATCAATGCCCTTGTAGCTATGATTGCTGATCTTAAGAATCAACTTGAGGAAGTAATGAGCTCAGAGGTAGAAGAGGAAGTGATTGAAGAGGCTGTGGCTATGAGTGCACAGCAACGTTTTTCTAGTGTAAACAAATTCATAAATAACAAATAAAATGCGTAAATTAAAATTCGACTTACAAGTTGACCCAACTGCTTTATTAGCAGCGAACCCAGAGGCATTCTATTCTCAAGCTTACTTGTCTGAGGATACTGCTGACAACTACCGTTCTTTACCAGGTGTAAAGTACAAAACTAAATTAGCTACTGTTACTTTCGGTAACATCTTACAACCATCTAGCTGTTCTTTCTCAGCTCCTAATGATGATTTAGATGCGAAAGAGATTGACGTTTGTGCATTGTCTGCAATGGCTCAAATTTGTCAGTTTGACCTTGAGCAATCTTTCTTATCTCTTCAAATGAGCAAAGGATCTAACGGAGATTTCTCTGTTGCATCTTTCATGAGCTTCTATTGGGGTGAGATGGCTAACAAAATCAACGGAGACATCGAGTTAATCAGATGGCAAGGTGATACAACTTCATTAAACCCTACACTTGCTTTGTGTGATGGTTATGAAAAAGTATTAGGTCTTGATGTGAACGTTATCAATCCTGCTACTGCTCCTGCAATCGCTAACTTTGCTGCATTAGAGCTTGCTTTATCTGCTGCTTTATCTGCACTTCCTGCTACTATTGCTACTCGTACATCTGACTTGCGTATCTTTATGCCTACTCAGTTAGTTAATATGTACCGATTAGGAGTAGCTTCAGGTAACACTCAAGCATACATTACTCAAGATTTATCTTTGACTTACTTAGGTATCAAAATAGTTATCTGCCCGGGAATGAGCAATAACAAATTTGTTATCACTTTGAAAGACAACCTTATCTACGCATTCGATGCTGAGGGTGATAGCTCTGATTTGCGTGCAGTTAACTTAGCTGATACTGTAGCTGAGCCTTACATCAGAACTCGTGCTAACATGAAAGTTGGTTTCAACTTCGTGAACCCATCTGATATCTATTTCTACAATTAATAAATAACCATGAGCCCTCTACCAAGAGGGCTCTTTAATACTTTAACACAATGGCTTGTCAAGCATTAGAAGCAATCGTAAAAGGTTGCGAAAATAATAGTGGTGGTATTTATGGTATTTGGATTAACCAACAAGATGAGATTTTGTCTATCACTCCTGCAGACCCATCAGCGGGTGCGGGTTGGACAATAACAGCAATCACTCTTCAGGCTCCTCCTGTACTATTTGAAAACTACTATGTTCGTCGCAACACATCTAACTATACAGAGGACTCAACCATTGACCTAGTAAATGGTAGCTCTTTTGTGACTCAAACAATCAACTTAGTATTTCATAGACGTGAGGCTGCCAAGTCTCGTGCTATCAAAATTCTAGGTGCAGGACAACAGTACTTAGTAGCTATCGTACTTGATGCTAACGGTAAGTATTGGTACTTCCCATACTTACAGGTATCTGCAACTGCTGAGGGCTCAGGAACAGCTCGTGCGGATGGCTCTAAATATGCAGTTACTTTGGTAGCTGAAAATGAGTACCTAGCATATGAGGTAGATCCTGCTATCGTATCAGCATTACTTGCTCCTTAAAATCCTGCCTCTCTATATTAGAGCCCTGCCACATGGTGGGGCTTTTTTTATGAACATTTGACAAACCTAAATTAATATAGGTGTGATATACTTAGATCAAGGTGTTATTAATCAGTTTGTATTGACTCTATCAGAGGTCACTACGGTTAGTACACCACATTATTTGTTTGTATTCACCAATGAAATGAATACCACAAGCACACCACAGCTCTTTACATCTGCTGATACGAGTGCTTACCCTGAAAGATACAACCTGTTTACTCTAGATGAGCCTACAGATATTGCACTCTTGAAAGGTCAGTACGTTTACCAGGTATATGAGAGCTCAACTGCATTTGTTTTGCCCCTTACAATAGCACAAACTACAGGAGTAGTTATTGAAGAGGGTAGAATGGTAGTAAGTGGTCCTGCAGGTACATCAATATATGACTAACTATGGCTTGGTACGAAAGACTATTTAACAGCAAACCAAAAGGCCCCGAAATGGTGGAGGGCTATCAATCATTTAGCACCCCATTCCTACCGGTAGGTAGAGGCAACTTGACACTGCCTTACATCAATGGTAGATATGTTCAGGAATCATGGGTCCGATTTGGGGAGGGGAACCTTTATCCGGAAATGTTGAATCAAATGTACTACAGCTCGCCGCTTCATGGTGCAATTGTGGACTTTAAGACCAATGCTGTAATTGGTGGAGGGTTTAACCTTACTACTGACAAGCTAACACCACAAGAAAAACTTGAGATGTTCAGCTTTGAGAAAAAAGCTAACCTTAAGCACACCGTTAAGGCTGTGACTAAGCAGTTAATCATCCACAATCGTGTATATTTCAAGCTGTATTTTGGTGAAAAAAAGAAACTAATCAAGATTGAGAATGTTAGCCCTGAGAAAGTAAGGGTATCACCATGCAAAAGATACTATTATTTGTCAGATGATTGGAGTACCAGGATAGATACGGAGGTTATTAAGCCTTACCACATCACCTGTACGGATGAAATTCAGCTATATTGCTACGAGGTCAAGTCAGTTGGACAGGATTATTACCCACTACCTACCTATACGAGTGCATTAAACTTTGCTTTTTTGAGTGGTGAGCTATCTTACTTCGCAAAAAGTAACATTCAAAATAGTGTGTTCCCATCCTTTGCCATGATGTTCCCTAAACGACCACAGTCGGAAGAGGAAAAACACATGATCAAGGAAACCATTGACCGCCTCAAGGGTGCAGCCAATGCAGGTAAAGCTGTGGCATTTTTTGCTAACAGTGCGGACCAACTACCTAAGATTGAAAGCCTACCTACTAATGCAAATGATAAGCTATTCCATGAGGCATCTGCACTGAATACGGAGCAGATTTGTTTCAGCCACACCATTGACCCTATCCTAATGGGTATCCGTACCACAGGTAGCTTGGGTAATGGGTCCGATATCAAGCAGGCCTATGTGATATTTGAAAAGAATGTAGTGATGGAGCTACGTCAACAGGTAGTGACTATCTTTCAAGAGATACTGACCATTGCTCGCATCCCTGCTGAGTTCACTATCAATAACTTTCAAATTATTGGTGATGCTATTGTTGAGGTAGATGAAGAGACAGCAAAAGTTAAGGATGCATTAAACAACTTGAGTGATGCACTACTCGGTAAAGTACTTGAGAAAATGACTACCAATGAGATACGGGCTCTAGCCTCACTACCTCCAATTGATGAACCTACTAACCCTGCTCAGTAATGTTATATTTTATCACTGAAACCTACCTAAAAACAAACACACCCATTACAGCCAATGTGGATGTGACTGATGTAACCCCATACATTGCTACACAATCAGCACTACGGATACAGCCTATCCTGGGCACTACGTTCTACAATCACATGTTGACTGCTTACAACAATCAAACTCTTACACCGGATGAAATAGATCTAGTAGAGTTCATTCAACCGGTCATTGCATGGAGGTCTGCAGAAGATGCAGTCTTTGGGTTGACCTATCAGCTAAAAAACAAAGGGCTTCAAACTCAAAACGGAGATTATTCTGCAAGCGTATCCCGTTCAGAGGTGGCATTTGGTATGGAGCACTATGCACAGAAAGCTAGTTTCTTTGAGCAACGTCTTATTAGATGGCTCCTAGCTAACCGCAACCTGTTCCCTATATTCATTGGTAGCACCAACATGGACACTGACCTTAGACCAATGTTTAACCATTGCTCTTGCATTAATCAATATCAAACTACCTGCACAGGGATGTGTGGCAACTTCCTTGAGAACGGATATAACAACAGCATCCTAATCTTGTAATGAACTCACAGCTCACCATACTACTCGCTACAATGAAAGCCAATTGGTTTAAGT